ATACTAATGTCTTATCTTGAAAAATCTTTGTAAAAGGAAATATATTATGTTGAAATTCGCTGCTTTGTCCCTCGCCCAAAAACGTTTCGTTGTCGCTGTTTTGGAAGCCCATCCACAGTACAAGAAGTCTCCCGAAATCACTTTGAAAGAATGCGCCTCCATCTATTACGTCCTGCGTGAACAACGCACTGGCTCTAAAGGTGAGAAGATCGGTTATCCAAACTGGTTGTTCGCTGCAAACAAAGTTGAGCGTGGTTTGTACCAACTGCCTGTTCCAACTGCAGATGAACTGAAAGCGTTCCACAAGGAAGTTGCAGACAAGAATACTGCACCTGTCGCTAAGGCTAAAGCTAAAGTTGCAAAACTTGCTAAGGCTAAGACTGTCAAAGTCAAGTCCACTCCAGAAGCTAAGGCTGCTGTCACAGAGACTAAGACTGACATCAATCGTCTGCAAAAGATTATCGATGAGTCGATGTCTTATGACGACGAGACTGAAGACTTCAACCAGATCCTTCGTGAGAATGGTATCGAAGTCTAATTACAAATAGGTTACTTTTCTGCTGACAGAGGACACCATCCCTCTGTTGGCATTTTTTCGTTGATGGTTTATTATGGAGTTATTATATGTCTAAACAAGCTAAGCTGTTGAACCACCTTTCCACTGGTGCTGAACTTACTGCCAAGCAAATTGCAGGCTCATTTGGTTTGAAGAATCCACATCGTGCGATTCACCTGTTGCGTTCACAAGGGCATTGTGTTTATAGCAACGCTGCTAAATTGGCAGACGGCACAGAGACTACTAAGTATCGTATTGGTAAGCCAAGCAAGCGCATGGTCGCTGCTGCAAACGCTATCCTTGGTGCTTCTGCATTCTCACGAGGCTAATCGAATTGGGGTTGGAGAAATCCAGCCCCGTTTCTGGAGATATAATGGCTACACCTGACGAAGTAAAAAAGTCACAGAAGGCTACCACTGGTGGTCGCAAATTTGATGGTGGTAAACTGCAATATGGTTTACTACCTCCACTCGCTTTAGCTGAGACTGTAAAGGTACTCACATTTGGTGCTGAGAAGTATGAACCAGATAACTGGAAGCAAGTTCCAGATTCTAAGCGTCGTTATTTCGATGCGGCGCAACGTCATCTCTGGGCATACAAAGATAATGAAGAACTAGATCCCGAATCAGGTATCCACCACTTGGCACACGCAATGTGTTGTTTAATGTTCTTGTACGAACACGATGTAAAATACTCAAAGGAATAATATGAGTCTGTGGTCTTGGGAAAAGAAAGAGGACGACCAGTCCTATAAACTAGCTTCTGAAAATGTTAAACTTCAACAGAAGATCAATCATTTAGAAGATCAGATTAAAAAGTATCAAGAACGTCTTGATAGTGAATTCGCTAGTGCCAGTTTCTCTGTAGATTGGGCTGCTATGAACGCATTTTCGATCGAGCGTAACATCACTGGTCTAGATGGACATAAAACCATTCTTGGATATATGTTATCTGAGCCTTACACTACTAGCGATGGCTCTATTACATCTACAGATGTCGTTCGTGAGTGGACTCTGTACTGTTCACACAAAGAACATGAGCGTCTTGTGGCTGAGTTCAATGAGTACCGAAACTCAAAATAAATTTGGCTGAAGAGCCTCTTTGATGTATAATCCTTTATACATATTACATTATAACTTGGAGAAAATATGAAATTATCTAAAGAAACAGTTGCCCTTATCAAGAACTTTGCTAGTATCAATAGTAACTTGCTCTTGAAAGCTGGTAACCAGTTATCTACAATCTCTGCACAGAAGAACGTCATGGCTGACGCTACTGTGACTGAGACATTCCCTGACTTTGGTATCTATGACTTGAATGAGTTCTTGGGTGCTATGTCATTGTTCGAAGATCCCGAATTGACCTTTAGCGATAAGTTCGTCAAGATCGAACAAGGTGGTTCCAGCATTAAGTATTTTGCTGCAGATGCCAGCGTATTGACTGCTCCACAAAAGGCTATCACATTCCCTCCACACGAAATCGAGTTCACTGCCACATCTGCAATGTTGAATATGATCCATCGTACTGCATCTGTCTTGCGTGCCTCTGACGTTTCTATCATCGGCGATGGCTCCACGATGAGCGTTGTTGTTGGTGACAAGAAGAATGCCACTGGTAACTCTTACAGCGCCAACGTTGGTACTACCGATAAGACTTTCCGTGTGAACCTGAAAGTCGAAAACTTGAAGATGCTGCCTAACGACTATACTGTTAGCATCTCTAGCAAGAAAATCTCTCGATTTAAAGCTGCTGGTGACTTGGTTTATTACGTTGCTGTTGAAGCAGATTCTTCTTTCGAATTCTAAATTGAGACCTCTATATTATGATTGAATCACGTGAAGAACAGTTTCTGTGGGTAGAGAAATACCGTCCACAAACGATCGATGAATGCGTCCTGCCAGACGCACTCAAGAAGACGTTTAAAGAGTACATTGCTCAGGGCGAGCTACCCACTTTTTTATTCTCTGGCACTGCTGGTGTTGGTAAGACTACTGTAGCGAAGGCTCTCTGTAATGAGATCGGCGCTGAGTATATCATGGTAAACGGATCCGAGGAAGGACGTTCAATCGACGTTCTTCGTACCACCATTAAAGGTTTTGCCACGACTGTTTCATTGACAGACGCTAAGAAGATTATCATTATCGACGAAGCCGACTATATGAATGCTCAGTCGGTTCAGCCAGCCCTGCGTTCGTTCATTGAAGAATACAGTAACAACTGCCGATTCATCTTCACTTGTAACTACAAGAACAAGATTATCGAACCTCTTCATTCTCGTTGTGCAGTCATCGACTTCAAGATCGAGAATAAAGATAAGCAGGTTTTGGCTGGCACGTTCTTCAAACGTGCAACTCAGATCTTGAAACAAGAAGGTATCGAATTCGACCCGAAGGTTGTAGCTGAACTTGTAACAAAACACTTTCCTGACTATCGTCGTATGTTGAATGAACTTCAACGTTACTCTGTTTCTGGTAAGATCGACTCTGGTATTCTTTTGAATATGAGCGAAGAGTCTTACAAAGACTTGGTCAAGAATCTAAAAGAAAAGAACTACGCTGAAGTCCGTAAATGGGTTGGAAAGAACTCAGATGCTGATACCGTTGCTCTGTTTCGAGAGTTGTATGATACATCAGCTACTCATCTGGAAGCTGGTTCAATCCCTTCGTTAGTTTTGGTTCTCGCCGACTATCAGTACAAAGCAGCGTTCGTTGCTGACCATGAACTAAACATCATGGCTGCTTTGACTGAGATTATGATGCAATGTAAATTCAAGTGAGGTTAATATGGAATTCTTAATTATTTTTGCTATATTTGCAGTTGGGTTTCTCGTCGGTTGGATCATGCGTGAAGAGTTGGCCAAGCGCAGAATTGATGCATTGATGGATACACTCGAAGACGCCATTGAACAGGCTACTGAAGAGAGTTTAGTTAAGATTAAGATCGAACAGCACAGCGGTGCATATTACGTATTCAATTCTGAGACCGATGAATTTATGGCTCAGGCTCTCAATCGAAAAGACTTAGAAGATGAACTTGCTAAAAAGTATCCTGATAAGAACTTTATGGCAACACCAGAAAACTTGGCTCAGGTTGGGTTTAAATGAGTCCATTCGACTATGTCAAAGCCATCAACGAAACTAAAGTTGATTTACTAGCAGGAGATCCAGAGACAGTTAAAGATTACAACAAGGTAAAGTTTATCGTGAACCGAGCCTTGGGTTATTTCCCCGATACAGTTATGCAAGCAAATCAGATGAACCAGCATTCTGATATTCCTGCAGACTGGCAATTTTCTTTTTTCCTAAATACTATTTCGAAGAAGCGTCGCTTTAGTAAATGGGCTAAAGCTGATAAAGAAACAGCTTCTTTAGAACTCGTAAAAGAGTACTATGGGTATTCAAGCGAAAAGGCGAAAGAGGCACTGAGTGTCCTTTCCGATGAACACTTGATTATGATAAAAGAAAAATTATTCAAAGGTGGAAAATCATGACTGTTGAAGTGATTTATTACGACTGGACTCCTGAGTCCATGCTCGAGGTGACGTTGCCAGAACCAGATGCATTTCTGAAGGTTCGTGAAACTCTAACCCGTATCGGGATTGCCTCAAGAAAAGAACAAAAGCTATACCAATCTTGCCATATCTTACATAAGCAAGGTCGGTACTTCATCGTGCACTTCAAGGAGTTGTTTGCGCTCGATGGTAAAGAATCGAATATCACTGCTGGTGATATCGAGAGACGCAATGCCATTGCCAGTTTGCTACAGGACTGGGATCTATTGAAGATCCTAAATACTACGCAAGCTGAACAAAAGGCTTCGTTGTCTCAGATTAAGGTGGTCTCTTATAAAGAAAAGGACCAGTGGGAATTAGTTCCAAAATACAACATAGGAAAAAAAGCAAAATGATTAAACTTGAATTGACAGTTGATGAAGTAAACGTTATTCTTCGTTCTTTGGGTAAGCACCCGTTTGATGAGATCGCACAATTGATCGTTAAGATCAAACAACAAGGTGATCCACAAGCGTTGGCTGCTGAAGCTACTGCTCCAGCTGAAATACCAGCTGCCTAACCAAACCCACCTTAGGGCTGTTGTCGTCTACGGTATAGGCGTCCGTGCAATTGAACTGACATACGTAATTGTCGCTGGATAAAGTAACCAGCAATGTCTTGCCTTCGGGGAGACGCTTTTATCACTTACTCGCTTAATAGGAGAAACTCAAAATGAATAAACCATTCACACCATCATTCTTTAGTCAAGATACTTTCAAGGACTTCGATAAGTTCTTCGTAGGTTTCGATGAACAGTTCGAGAAAATGCAAGCCTTGCATGACGACTTGACAAAGAACATCCCAAACTACCCACCATTTAACGTTCGCAAGAATGGTAACACCTACACAATCGAAATTGCTGTGGCTGGTTTCGCACAAAACGAAATCGACGTAACAATCGACGGTGGTAAGCTAATCGTTAAAGGTAACGTAGAGTCTAAAGAATCAGAAGATAACTTCTTGTTCAAAGGTATTTCCAACCGTGCGTTCACTCGTGCTTGGGCTATCGGTGATCAGTATGAAGTTAAAGATGCTGAAATTTTCAACGGTATGTTGAAGATCGCTTTGGATAAATTAGTTCCAGAAGTTCCAAAAGCTAAGAAGGTTCCAGTTAAAACTGGCACTGGCAAGCAACTACTGAACGAGAGTGAATAATGTTACAGGTACTAAAACAGTTTTTTGTTTATGTATTTCGTGACCGTTCTCAAACTCTAGAACAATACATTCTTTCTCAAAACCCTCAAACCCAAATGCAAGTCGAACAACTTGAACGACAGTATTACGCCAGAGTGTCAAGAAATCGAATGGTCTAACAAATGGGGCGCAAGCCCCATCTTCAATTATGATTCCAAGAAAATTATCCCAATTAGATGAAGATAACCTCGTAGCGCATTTGACATCGCTCAAAGGTGAGGATCGCCGACTACGTTTCGGTGGTACAGTCTCAGATAACTTTATTGAACAATATATCCATTTTTCATTTGATTCAAAATCTAAATGGTTTGGCTGTGAGGTTGATGGAAAAATTATCGCAGCATGTCACGCTGCTGTTAAAGATGGTGATGCTGAACTGGGGTGTTCTGTTGATAAAGAGTTTCGTGGTAATGGTTTGGCTCAGGAGATGTTTGATCGTGCTGTGACATGGTTACGCACTCAAGGTGTTAAGGAAGTGTTTATGCACTGCCTAACTGAGAATCAAATCATGCGTCATATCGCTCGAAAGAACGAGATGACTATTGTGAGTGAGTATGGTGAGTCTGATGCAACAGTCGGTATTCAACCTGCAACTACAGCGACGGTGATGAAAGATGCGTATTTAGATAGAATGGTAGTTTATGATATGTTGATTAAAACCAACTATAATGCATTCGACTTCTACTGGAGACGTAACAATACCTAAATACTAGGTATGAAAGCAAGACTCTCACCAAACCTTATCTCGTTCATCACGGTTCGTCGTGGTGATTGGATACTCAAGGTTTCTGTTTATAAAAACAAAAACATTATGGTGGTGGGTCAGCACTGTTTTGAAATGGAACAAACAATTATTCGTTTCTTCTTGGATCAAAACGCTGCAGCAGATTTTATTGAACAACTTGTTATTGAGGAATAATATGGGTAATATGACAGTCAAAGTATTTAAATTGATCAGCGGTGAAGAACTTATTGCATCTGTGACATCTGGTTCTGATGCTGGTTATCACGTAGAGAATGCAGCTACAATTATGCTGCAACAAACTGAAAAGGGTATCGGCGTTGGACTAGCTCCATATATGCCATATGCTGAAGATGAGAAGGTTTATTTGTTTAAACACGCTATCGCCTCCGAAGGTACTCCAGCTGTAGCCATGCGCAATGAATACAGCCGTATGTTCGGTTCGGGTATCGAGATCGCTCCCGCTAGCGCCCTCTACACAGGCTAAAGCCACTTCGCTAGCCCTCTATCCTAGAGGCTTCTAGCTCCCTAAATTCCCTGTAGAATCAACGCCTTACAATCCCCTCAGGATTGTAGGGTCATTGCATTTAGTTGTTGTCTTAGGTTCTAAACTGGTGTATAATAACTACAGTTGATTAGGAGAATGAAATGGGTTTTGAAAAGATT